CCCGCACCGTGCTCGCCCCCTGGACGGCCCGCCTGGAGCAGCGGCTCTCGCGGCTGCTCCCGTCGCCGCGGTTCGTGGAGTTCGACTTCGCCGGGCTGGAGCGGGGCTCGCCGGAGGCCGAGATCGCCCTGCTGATCCAGCAGGTCGCCGCCGGGCTCATCACCGTCAACGAGGCCCGCGCCATCCGGAACATGGACCCCATCGAGGGCGGCGACGTCCTCCGGCCGCCGCGCCCGCAGGCCCAGCCCGTCTCGACCAACGGCAACGCGCCGCTGGAGGTCCCCGCGTGACCGCCCTCACCCGTTTCGGCGTCGAACTGCGCTCCCGGCTGGACGGCGACACCCTCTACGGGCACGCCGCCGTCTTCGGCCAGGTCGCCCAGGTCCCGGGCGGCTGGGAGCAACTCGCCCGCTCGGCCTTCGACGACGCCCTGACGTCGCCCGACGCCGACGTCCGCGCGCTCGTCAACCACGACCCCTCGAAGCTGCTGGCGCGCCAGGAGGCGGGCACGCTCCGGCTAGGCGTCGACGACGAGGGCCTCGCCTTCGAGGTCGACCTGCCCGACACGAGCTACGCCCGCGACCTGCGGGCCCTGGTCGAGCGCGGCGACCTGACCGGCGCCTCGTTCGGGTTCATCCCGGGCGACGACGACTTCGACCGGGCGCCGGACGGCCGCCAGCGGCGCACCCACACCCGGGTGGCCCGGCTGGTCGACGTCAGCGCCGTGACCTTCCCCGCATACGAGGGCGCCGGGGTCGCCCTCCGACACCACGAGTTTGCGCGCCCCGGCTCGCGCAGCCGACTCATCAGGGCGCGCGCGCGCGTCATGGCCCTCACAGGAGGAGCACCCAAGTGAGCAACGAAGAGATCCTGGCCGCACTGAAGGCCATCCTGGACGCGGCCGAGGGCCGCGACCTCACCGACGAGGAGGTCGAGCGCTACGAGAAGCTCGAGGCCGACCTCGCCGTCGTCAACAGGAGCGCCGAGGTCCGCGCCCGCCAGGCCGCCTACGAGACCCCGGTCCGCGAGGACCTGCACGTCCACGTCGGCGCCGCCGCGCAGGACGACGAGCTGGACCGCGCGTTCGACCACTACCTGCGCACCGGCACCGCCAACCAGGACATCCAGGAGCTGCGCGCCCAGCAGGTCGGCACCGACTCGGAGGGCGGCTACCTGGTCAGCCCGCAGTTCCGCCAGAAGCTGGTCGAGGTGCAGGCCGCGTACGGCGGGCTCGCCGCCGAGGTCGACAGCTTCAGCACCGACAAGGGCGGCACCGTCGAGTACCCGTCGCTGGACGACACCGCCAACAGCGGCGCGATCACGGCCGAGGAGGCCGCGTTCGCGGACGGCGACGACCTCGCGTTCGGGACCGTCTCGCTCGGGGCGTTCAAGTACACCTCGATCGGCGCCGGCACCAACCTGCCGCTGCGCGTCAGCGTCGAGCTGCTCCAGGACGCCGAGTTCGACGTCCAGGGCCTCGTGTCCAGGGCGCTCGGCACCCGCATCGCGCGCAAGCAGGCCGACGACTGGGTCAATGGCGGGGGCACCACCCTCCCGTTCGGCATCCTCCACGACGGCCTCACCGCCGACGAGGTGCTCGACACCGAGGCGACCCTCACCTACACCAACCTGCTCAACGCCGAGACCGCGCTCGACCCGGCCTACGAGCAGAACGCGAAGTGGCTGATGAGCAAGGGCACCTGGTCGGTCGTCCGGTCCATGACCGACGGCGACGGCCGGCCCCTGGTCTTCGACGCGGCGGCCTCCGGCATCGGCGGCCGCCCCGAGAAGCAGCTGCTCGGCTACCCCGTGGTCATCGACCAGGCCTGCAACGCGATCACCGCCGACGGCGTCGCCGGCGGCTTCGCCCTGCTGGGCGACCTGCGCGAGGCGTATGTCATCCGCCGGGTGAGCAACCTGGCCGTCGTGGTCGACCCGTACACCCGGGCCGTCAACGGGCAGGTCCAGTACGTGGCGTGGGAGAGGGCGGACGGCAACATCCAGAACCGCTCCGCGTACGTCACCCTCGAGAACATCACCACCTGAGCCGCGGCGATGGCCTGGGCCCCCGACTACGCTACGGCTCTCGAGCTGAAGTCGTACCTGCGCATCGACGCCGCCGACACGGTGGACGACGCGCAGGTGGCCCTCGCCGTCACCGCCGCCAGCCGGGCCGTCGACCGGCACACAAACCGCCAGTTCGGGGTCGTCTCGGCGGCCGAGGAGCGGTCCTACACGGCGAGGTGGGACCGCCGCCGCCGCCGCTGGGTCGTCGACATCGACGACCTCGAGGACGACACCGGACTGGCGGTGACGACCGAGGACGGCACCGTCGACCTGCACGTGCTCCAGCCGGTCAACGCCCCCCAGACGGGGCGCCCGTGGACCCGGCTGGTCGTCGACCCGGACAGCGCGGTCCAGCCCAACAGGGACGAGGACGGGGTCACCGTCGACGCCGTGTGGGGCTGGACCGCGGTCCCCTCGACTATCAAGCAGGCCACGTTGCTCCAGGCGTCCAGGTTCTTCGCACGCCGGAACGCCCCGTTCGGCGTCGCCGGCTCGCCTGACGCGGGCAGTGAGATGCGGCTCCTGGCCAGGGTTGACCCGGACGTCGCCGTGGTACTCGGCCCGTACGTGCGGCAGTGGGCGGCAGCCTGATGGAGGACGTCGAGATGACGACCGGAGAGCTGGGCCGCTGGCTCCAGCGCATCGAGTCGAAGCTGGACCGGGCGATCGACGACCACGAGCGGCGCCTGCGCAGCGTGGAGCGGTGGATGTACGCCATGCCGCCCACCCTCATCCTGGCGTCGGCGTCGGTGGTCATCTCCCTCTGGGGAGGCGGGTGATGGACCTCGCCGACGTCATGGACGAGGTGGGCGACCTGCTCGACACGATCACCGGACTCCGGGTCTACCGGTACCCGCCGGACAACGTGCAGCCGCCCGCGGCGGTGGTCTCGTACCCCGAGGAGTACACGTACGACGCCACCTACGGCCGCGGCATGGACCGCCTGACCCTCCCGGTGGTGATCCTGGTGGGCCGGGTCTCGGACCGCACCTCCCGGGACAGGCTCGGGGCCTACGTCGACGGCTCCGGCTCGTCGTCCGTCAAGGCCGTCCTCGAGGCCGGCACCTACACGGACTTCCACACGCTCCGGGTGGTCGGCGCCGAGTTCGACGTCGTCAGCGTGGCCGGCGTCGACCACGTCGCCGCCACCCTCACACTGGACATCGCAGGGCAAGGAGCCTGAGCACCATGGCATTCGTACACGGTAAGGACACCTACGTCAGCCTCGACGGCGTGGACATCTCGGCGTTCGCGACCGAGAGCGAGTACACCCGCACCGCGGACTCGCACGACGTCACCACCTTCGGCCAGGGCACCCACGTGTACCAGGGCGGCCTGACGGACGGCACCTTCAGCGTCAACGGGGTCTACGACAGCGGCACCACGACCCCGCGGACCATGGTCGAGCCCCTTGTCGGCACCAACGTGGACCTCGTGCGCCGTCCCGAGGGCACCGGCTCCGGCCTGCCCCAGGACACCGTAGAGGTGCTCGTGGTCGAGTACGCCGAGTCGAACCCGGTCGCCGACATGGTGACCTGGTCGGTCAGCGGCTCGTTCTCCGGCGCGATCAGCACGGTGGACCAGAGCGCCTGATGGGCGAGTACCTCACCAGCGAGGAGCTGGGAAAGTCCAGCGGACTCCCCGAGGACGACGTCGACGTCCCCGGGCGCGGGAAGGTCCGCGTCCGGGGGCTGTCGCGCGCCGAGGCGATGCGGATCCAGGGCCTGAGCGGAACCGCGGCCATCGAGCGGGCCATGCTCGCGGTGGCCATGGTCCGGCCCCGGATGACGGAGGGCGCCGTCCGGGAGTGGCAGGAGTCCTCCGTCGCCGGGGAGATCGAGCCCGTCACGGACAAGGTCTCCGAGCTGTCGGGCATGAAGGCCGGCGCCGAGAAGGCCGCCTACAAGGAGTTCGAGGCCGACCCGGCCGCCGAGTTTCACCTACCTCCTGGCTGACAGGCTCGGGATGACGGTCGCGCGCCTGCAGGCCGAGATGAGCAACGCCGAGTACGTGCGCTGGGGCGTGTACTTCGCCCGGAAGGCACAGAGGCAGGAGTTGGAGAAGGCCAAGGGAGCGAAGTCGTGAGTAGCAGCGTGAAGATGGAGGTCAAGGGCCTCCGGGAGCTGGGCAAGAGCCTCAAGAGGCTCGACGCCGATCTCCCCAAGGCGTTGCGCATCGCCCTCAATGACGCGGCGGACATCGTGGTCGACGAGGCGAGGCCGCGGGTACCCAGCGCCTCCGGCCGGGCCCGCAAGTCGGTCAAGGCCCGGTCGACCCGGACGGCCTCCAGGGTCGTGGGCGGCAGCGCCCGCGCGCCGTACTACCCCTGGCTGGACTTCGGCGGGCGGGTCGGCCGCAACCGCAGCGTCCACCGGCCGTTCATCGCTGACGGCCGGTACATCTACGCGGCGTACTTCAGGAACAGGGGCAAGTACGCGGAGAAGCTGGAGGAGGCCCTCGTGGACGTGGCCCGCAGGGCGGGAGTGGAGGTTACCTGATGGCACGCAACCAAGTGGTCCTGACCTTCGCCGGCGAGAGCAAAGACCTCGAGCGCACCTTCGACAAGGTGGGCTCCGGCGCCGACAAGATGGGCCGGGACGTCGGCGACAGCTTCAACAGGGTCGGCGACGCCGCCGACAACATGGACACCCGGGCCATGGGCTTCCGCGACACCATGACCGGCGTCGAGGACACCGGCCGGGGCCTGTCCGAGATCATGAAGGGCAACCTCTTCGACGGGGTCCTGCTGCTCGGCATGGGCTTCGGCGACCTCGCCTCCGGCGTCGCCAACTTCGGCGTCCAGTTCGTCAAGACCGCCGGGACGTTCATCGCCAACCACGCCCGGATGCTCGCAGTGCACATGGCCAACGCCGCCCGGATGGCCGCCGGCTGGCTGATCGCCATGGGGCCGGTCGCCCTGGTCGTGGTCGCCATCGCAGGCATCATCGCCATTCTGGCCGCGCTGGGCGTGGACTTCGAGGACGTCAAGAACGCCCTCGGCGCGGGGTGGGAGTTCATCAAGAACGCCGCCGCGGGCGTGTTCAACTGGCTCAAGACCAACTGGCCCCTGGTCCTCGCCATCATTACGGGCCCCATCGGCCTCGCGGTGCTCGCGGTCACCCGGCACTGGGGCACCATCAAGAGCGGGTTCACCGCCGTCAAGGACTGGATCGCCGGACGCATCGGAGACGTCGTCGGGTTCTTCCGCGGGCTGCCCGGCCGGCTGGCCGGCGCCGCCGGGAACCTCTGGGGCTTCATCACCTCAGGGTTCAGGGGCGCGATCAATAGCGTCATCTCGATGTGGAACGGCCTGCGCATCCCGGGCTTCTCCTTCAGCCAGAACATGCCCGGGCCCATCCCGGACATCAGCTTCTCGTGGAGCGGGATCAGCCTGCCGGACCTCCCGTACCTCCACACCGGCGGCACGTTCCACGCGCCCCCGGGGCAGCGCGAGGGGCTGGCCATGCTCCTGGATGGCGAGACCGTGTCGCGCCCCGGCGCCGCCCAGGGCGTGACCGTCAACGTCTACGTCCAGGGCTCCATCCGGAGCGACCGAGACCTGGTGCGGGTGATCCGCGACGAGTTCGCCCGCGGCGGCTTCGGGGGGATGCTGCCGTGAGGGACCTCGACGACATGACGCCGAAGAGGCGCGCGGACGCGATCCGCGAGGCGGTGCGGGCGGCGTTCGCCGCGCGGGCCAAGGGCGACGAGGTCG